ACATCTTAGATATCGTTGGTACGTGTATGTTGGTTGATGTAACTACTGATTACTCGTTAATCAAGCTAAATATATAAGTGTGGTGAACTATGGCTAATACAGTCACAGGTCCAACTAATCAATTAGATGGCGAGAAAAAACTGATAGTCTATTGTTCTGTTCTTTCGGATGGAAGTGCCAGTAGTTCAACATTAGTTGATGTTTCCGCTTTAACTGCTTCAGTATGGAACGGTGAATCTTGTGCGCATGTTTCTTTAAACAAAATTTGGTACACCTGTAGCGGGGCACCTGATGCCCCCGCTTCTCTTGATTGGGACGCGACCACAGATGTAACTTTTCTTACACTAGCTTACGATAATTCATTTGACTTTAGTGAGTTTGGTGGTTTAAAGAACACAGCGGCTTCAGGGTATTCGGGAGATGTACTTTTTGTAATACCGTCCACGTCTGATGCGGGAAATGAGTACACAGTTTGGTGTGAATTCTTAAAGTATTACGAAGCTCCTGGGTCATGAATAATGGCAACCTCTGGCACTAAGACCTTTGCTCTAACGATAGCAGACACAATAGAAGAAGCATATGAACTAGCTGGCTTAGAGCTTAGAACCGGGTATGATGCGGAAACTGCTAGGCGGTCTCTAAACATAATGTTTGCAGACTGGTCTAACAGAGGTGTTAATCTTTGGACAATAGCTCAGGTAACCACAAGTCTAACTTCTGGCACCAGTAGCTATACGCTTAACGCATATGATTTAGATATCGTTTCCGCAATCATACGACAGACAGATGCTTCGTCTAACAGCACTGATCTACAATTGACCCGAATAGGTCGAACTGAGTATTTAAACATACCAGATAAAACCGCAACAGCAAGACCCACTCAAATCTTTTTTGACAGACAAACCACTCCAGTGGTGAAACTCTGGCCAACCCCTGACAGCACGTACACATACAGTTTAATAGCTAACACGATTCAAAGAATTGATGATGTAACAGCCTCTGCTCAGGATCCAGAAGTTCCTTCAAGATTCATGCCTTGTATGGCTAGTGGGCTAGCCTATTATATTGCCTTGAAGAAAAACCCAGAAAGAGTTGAACTTTTAAAGGCACAGTATGAACAAGATTTTAGACTTGCTTCCGACGAAGACGGAAGTCGAGCTTCTTTACATCTTGTTCCGCATAGGAGCTATATTTAATGGCGTATGCGGTTGGTAAACATTCACTAGCTCAATGTGATAGGTGTGGTTTTGTTTATAAATACTTAGACATGAAAATGGAGTGGAATGGTCTAAAGGTTTGTTACGAATGCTATGAACCTAAACAACCACAACTAAGACCAATTCACACACCCACAGACCCGGAAGCCTTACAGCAACCTCGCCCCACCGAGCCAGCCCCTACTACGGGGTACGGTATAGTTAAAACCGAAAACACAAAAAATGCTGATAATGTAAGTGGGCTTTCTATGGACGTTGCTCATAATGATCCTATAGGGTCAAGTTTCTACATGGATGAAATAACAGGCAGCGTGGGGACTGTAGAAATTAGTATAGGATAATGAGATGACTTGGACATATTCTTCACTAAAAACTGCTATACAAGACTACTCTGAGTCCACAGAAACGTCTTTTACCACTCACCTAGACGATTTTATTAAAACAGCGGAAGAACGCACTTTAAAAAGTGTTCAACTAGATGATTTTATTAAAAATGTTACAGGAACAGCAACTTCTGGTTCTGCATATTTAGGAGCGCCCAGCGATTTCCTATCCCCCTTTAGTTTAGCGGTTATTGATGGGGATTCCAACTATAATTTTCTTAAACTAAAGCACCCAAGTTTTATCCGGGATTTTACTCCCGCATCTGCTACTACAGGAGAGCCAAAGTATTACGCAGAATTTGACGAAGATACTTTTATCTTAGCCCCTACCCCGAATTCAAGTTACACATTTGAACTACACTACTTCTACAGACCTTCGTCCCTTACTTCGGCGGGTGATTCGGGTACAACTTGGCTATCAACTAATGCGCCTAATGTTCTTTTATACGGCTCCTTAGCAGAAGCAATGGTGTACTTAAAAAACTATGAAGCATCACCAATCTATGAGCAAAGATTTCAAGAAGCACTAGCTTTGATGAAAAATCTCGGGGAGGGTAAATCCACCCGAGATCAGTATAGATACGACCAAGTAAGGAGACCTCCTCAAGCATGACAATAAAAAAACTCGACGGGGCGAATATCGCCATCGTCGCCATGGGTGAAAGTCAGCTGGATTTTCACCTATCCGCATTGCGTAGTAAAACATACGATGAGGTGTGGGCCATAAATGCTATGGCCGGAATTATTAAAAAAGTCGATAGAACCTTTATGTTAGACCCAGCTAGTAGGTTTCTAGACACGGACGACTCGGGCACTCAAACAGAATTGATGAAAAAAATCATTACTACGGAACCTGGTCCTATTTATACATGTGAACTCGACGATAGATGTCCTGGCTTGGTGGAGTATCCTCTTTTAGAAGTTATAGAAGCAACGGGTAGTTGCTATTTAAACAACACTGTTCCTTTTGCTATTGCTTTTGCTCTATACAATAGGGTGGGAAGAATCAATATGTTTGGGGTAGATTATTCTTATAAAGGTAATTTGCACTTTGCAGAAGCAGGCAGATCGTGTGTTGAGTTTTGGTTATCAAAGTGTATAACAGCAGGAATAGTAGTGAGTGTGGCACCTAGATCTGGTCTGCTCGACACTAATGTGCCTATACAGGATAAGATCTATGGTTATCATCGATTAGAGAACCCGCCTTTAGTCATGTTTGACCCTAAAACCGAAAAATTCTATAAAGTTGGGTATGAAGAATACACAGAAGCTGTAGAAAAAGAGCAAAGAGAACAAGCAGAGTTGGTACCTGTGTTAGACACTCCTCCGGAGGCAAAAAGATATTAAATGATAGAGATAGACACAAAAGGTGGGCTGGGAGAGATTATGGTGGATACTCAGCAGCTTCGAGGCCACCCCCCTGAGTATTGGGCTCGAAGATGTACGGAGAAAATTTGTGCGATTTCCGATGATGCTGCCCCCCATATTCGTCAACAAGCCCGAGAGTATCAGTTAGCCATTTATAAGACAATATTATATTATATTGAACAAAGCATCAGCAGTGAAAGATGCACCATGAGTAATCTTCTTGCTAAACAGGGGCATGAAGATTTAGCAAAGATTCTAAAGGAGCTTAAATAAGATGGCTATAACTTCAACACTAACAACCAGCTTTAAAAAAGAGCTGTTAGAAGCTAAACATAATTTTTTAGCTTCAGGTGGGAATTCATTTAAACTAGCTTTGTACACAAGTTCCGCAACAATGGGGGCAGCTACTACTGCGTATTCCACGTCACAAGAGGTGAGTGGTACTAATTACAGTGCTGGCGGTGCAGCGTTAACTAATGTAAATCCCACAAGCGGTGGCACAACAGGGTTTACAGACTTTGCTGACTTAACTTTTGGCACAGCCACAGTCACAGCTAGAGGATGTTTAATTTATAATGATACAAATTCCGATGTATCTGTAGCCGCAATAGATTTCGGTGGTGACAAAACTTCCACAGCAGGAGATTTCACTATTGTATTCCCCGCAGCAGCAGCGAGCACAGCCATAATAAGAATAGCGTAAAAAGGGTTTTTGAATATGAGGTAGGGTCGGTTTATGGCTAACATCACTGGCTGGGGGCGAGGAACCTGGGGCCAGCTCACGTGGGGCGAGCCGATACCTGTCACGCTTTCCGCGCCCA